ATTTACATTTATATCTTTTTTATTATCTCTTTGTTCTTTAGTTTTACCTAACTCTTTTTCATCGACAAGTCGGCCTGTATTTGGATCTACTACTAGAGCCATTTTTAACTCTCCGAACCATCAGCATTTTCTAAAGGTTCTAATGTAAAAGGGTTTAATGGAATAGGAAAAAGAACTCCATCATCTCTACGAGTCATTCTATATGCTATTCCTTTTCCAGGATCATATGTTAATGCACCTTCAGGCACACTTCTAAAATCTGGTTCAAATTGTCTTGTTCTTTTATCATATTCAAAATTTAATTGAACATAGTTTTCATTTCTATGTTTTACTTCAAAGTTTGCTAAATCTGTTGCATTGTTTTTAATTACAGGAATAGCAGATTCGCTATAAATTTTTGCTCTTTCTCTAAACTGTTCTTCAGGTGTTTGTGCAGCAAAGAAAGAATCTTTCTTTTTTATCTCTGCAAGTTCTTTATCTGCTTCTATTTGTCTTTCAAGTAATTTTTCTTTAAATGCTCTATCCGATGCTGTCGAAGCTGTTGCCGCTTGACTTGCTTGTAATCTTCTAAATGGATCTTGTGCAGCTATTGCAGATGTTTGAAATATATTACCTTGTGGTGGTGTTGATAAAAGATTTAAACCAAACTGTGTCAAAAAACCTGGTAGACCTGTTGCTTGAAAATTAGGTGTTCCGTTTGCATAACCTGTTCTACCACCATTAGCCATTTTTTGTGGTTGATCTAGTCCTGATGTAATACCAGTACCAGCTGATCCGCCTATTCTAAACATTGGTCTTTTTAAAGTTCTGTTCATTATAAATTTACACTTAATTTACCTGGATTATTTATTGCACCATAGATACCAGCAAGTGTTGTACCAACACCTAATGCAGTTTGTAATGGTGTAGGGTTAGGAACATTTGTTGATTGGAATTGTGCAGGGTATCCACCCATGATTCCTGTTACTTGTGCAGCATATCTATCTAATTGTTCTTGTGGTAAGAATGCTGCTTGTCTTGCTGCTTCTCTTTGTGCATCAAGATTTGCTTGTTGTTGCGCCTGGTTCAGTGCGCCCAACTGACCTAAACGTGAAATATCTGTGCCTTGTAATGCTTGTGTTGCTTGTCCTAGCTGTGCTTGTTGTCCTGCTAATCCTGATTGAAAAGCACCTAAACCTTGTGTTGCTCCAGCAATACCTGCTTGTGCTTGACCAAGACCAAATCTATTTGCAATGTCTTGTTGTCTAGCTTGTTGTGCCTGACCAAAACCTTGTTGCAAGAGACCGGCTTGTAATAACGCTCGTTCTCTCGCAGCCCCTGTGCCAAACTCTGCGAGTTGCACTCCCGCTCGACCACTGCCGAGCGCACCCAAAGCTGTTTGTTGATCTCGTATACTTTGTTCTTGTATAGCTTTATTACGATCAAACTCCGCTAATGTAGCATCAATAACTTGTGATTGATAAGGGGACATGAAATCTTGTACGTCTTGTTGAAATGCTGTTGCGCCTAATGGCACGCCGCCTAATGTTGACCCTGCAGTTCCTAATTGTCCAAGGGCCTGTGTTCCTAATCCAGCAGCAACTTGTGTTTGAGTTTGTGCTCTATCTAAGAATGGTTGAAAAGAAGCTAAACCTGCTACTGCTCTTTGTTGAGCTTGTTGTTGTAAATCATCTTGTTGTGCTACTTGTGGTGCAAGTCCTGCTAAATTTTGTTGTCTTGTTTCAAATGCTCTTGCCGCATCTTGTCTTGCTTGAAATGCTGTAGCATCTTCACCTGGTCTTTGTGATATACCTGCTAAACCTGTTGATACAACGGGTACACCAGATTGTGCTACTACTTGTGTTGCTAAATCTTTTCCTAGATCTTCAACAAATTGTGCGGGTAATGTTCTTGTAGTTGTAACAGCCATTATAGTACTTCCTCTAATCTTTGTGATGTTTGAAACATTTTACGTGCGCCTTCTAAGCCTTGCGATTCTTCAGATACGTCACCCCCGGCTTCGAGGTTCTTCATCATGTTATACATAACTTCTGCGCCTTTGTCTACACTTCCATCACCAGCGTTTCTAACAGCATCAGCTGTAAATACAAACTCATTCTTAGATAATCTTGCAGGTACATCGTCAGCTTTTTCCATACGTCCAATCGGTACAAATCCACCCTCTTCTCTTAAATCCATTTCTTTACCATCCATGTCTAATAATGGCATAGTCTTTTTAGCTACAGGTTCTTTCTCTGTAGATCCACCTTCTGCCATAAACCTAGGTGCTGTAAAATCAAATGGTCTAGATCTAATATCAGCTATATTTAAACCTTCACCTCTGTATGTAGTATCTTCAGAATCTTGTTCCTCTTCTTCTGGTGTTGTTAAACCTGCTAGTGCTGATAACCCTAATATACCTGCTCCTATTTTACCACCTGGTATCATAGAAAAAATACCACCTCCTGTTGCAGTTTTACCACCCATTCCCATCATAAAGTCTCTTGGTGATAATCCTGCTGCAGCTGCTTTTGCTGCTATGGAAGATGAAGCAGGTTTTAAAAATCCTAAACCAGGAAGATTAGAAAATTTAAACCCTTGTCCTCCAAACATTTTACCACCACCTAGTTTATAAGTTGCTGCTACTATTGCAGCTTTACCTATTGGTGACTTTGCAATTTTTTTAACTGATCTTGTAACTTTTTTAACAAGTTTACCTAGACCATACATTTGTCTTGCAGAATCAAAATCCATTTCACCACCTATAACATCATCATTCATGATACCACCTTCTGCTGCAAATCTATATCTAAGACCTATGTCTTCTGATTTTGTTTCTTGATCCGTGGTTTCTTTCGCTTGCAGCGATGCTAAATATTCTGCTTCACTATTAAAACCTAACTGTGCCCATAAAGGCAAACTTCCAGAAACACCACCTGCTCCTCCTTCCGGAAATAAAGTTTGTTTAGGTTGAAAAGCTTTTACAAATCCTGATCTTTGTAGATCAAAAGGAGTTGGTTTTTTTACTTGAAATAAATTTGCTATTTTTTGTGTAGTAGGTAAAAAATCTGGAACAAATCTATCTCCAGCACCCATTGTCGTATTACGCATTTCTCTTGCAATAGTTTGAGCTTCTGGTGAAAATTGTGCCGTTGGGTTTCTTCCGTAACCACCACCAACTTCTCTTCCAGATCTGTTTGCACTAGAATCATAAGACCCACCTCCATATTGAGATTGTGAGTCCTCTCTACCTCTACCGGAACCTCCGAGTCCAGTGCCTCTTTTATACATTTGTCTTGCTTGTTGTGCGTTAGTTATGGCCATTTTACTATCTTATTTTGTTTTTCCAAATAAATCAAGGCTAGGCATGATGACTTTGACATCTTTTCTTATATCAGATTCTGGTATACCCTTGGCTTTCCATTCAATATCATCTTTATAATGTTCACCTGTCTTTATATTTGTTATTGTTGTTATAATCTCTTTTGGTTCTATCACTGGTAAATCGTTCATTATACTGTTATCTCCTTCTTAATGTTTAAATAACTAACCGCTACATCAAAAGAACTTGCGTTGCTCGATTGAACAGTTAGAGTATTACCGCCTTCAACTACCAAAGGTTGACTAAGTAATTCTGTTGTAGTGTTAGCAGTTAAAGCTGCTGATTTTATAGCTGTAATACTATTGTTTGTTACTGTTACTGTGGGTGTGCCTTCTGATGTAACTAATATAGATTTAATTACATATGTTTCACTTACTAAAGGGTTACCAGTTCCAAAAGGATTTATAGCACTTCCTGATGTACTATTGTCTGTTCCTGCAAACTTAAATTGATTAGCCATTAGTTAATAAAAAAGTTAAACGCTTCAACTTCATCTTTTAAATCTTCTTGAAACGTTGAGTTAAGTTTTTCTACAATTGCATCAAGATCTCTTACTTGAGCCTCTGCAGTTTGTAGATCATATTCTCTTGATGGTCTAGTTATTACTTGTGCAATTTTTGCCATTATCTTCTTCCGTCTGGTTGTGTATCTAATCTAAAAGTTCCTAATTTCCAACTTTGACTAGCCGCTATGTTTTCTATTTTTAATGCTATTGCTCTTGCTCTAGCACGCGTATCTATTTTTTGTGTAGCAGATGTAATATCAAAAGGTCCAAGTGCTGAACTAGCTGCTGTATCATTAGGGAAATTTCTTAAATTTAATGTTATTCTAGTTGCTCCTGTTTGTGATACAAAGTCAGGTATAAATCTTCTTATCTTCATTAAAAATTCACCGTCTCCTCTAAATGTTGCAACACCTGTAACTTGTCCTGTACCAGATGCTCTTGCTTGTGTTATATCAAAATCTCCTGATGTAATATTTGCAGTGATTGCAGTTATAGTTCCATTTTTATTTTGATCAGTCCCTGTTTCATGTTCATAGTATGCAGTTCTACCTTCTGTGTTGCCTACAACATCAAAAGATGTATCTGTAGCTGCATCGTATTCTAATGCATGTGGTAAACCAAAAACAGCAGAATCACGCCACATTGTTCTAGCTAAACTACCAACTGTCCATACTGGTCTTTGTGGTGATGAATCAAAATAATTATAACATACCATTCTGTTTACAACACTAGATCCTGTCTCTGGATAAAACCACATAACCTCACCAAATAAATTATTTAATCCTGCTGATACCATTTGATTACCAGATTCTAAATTTATACTATCATAAACAAAGTCCTCTACCAAACATGGTAGTGACTCTAATTTACCAGCATATCTAAAGAATCCATTTTCTGACATCCAGTATGCAGCACCATCAACTTCTACACATGCATTCTGTCCAACAAGTCCACAGTTAGTTCCAACTTGTGCGAACGCAAACGTAAATGGTTGACCAACAAAACGTTGTGTGAATAATGCTGTATCAGTCCAAACATAAATTGCATCTCTACCTCTAATAGCTCCTCTGATCTGTGATCCGTCGGCCAGTCTTTGTGTACCAGCTGTATTAGTTGCCGTAGGCACATATGTATTTATATCTTCTTGATCAGAAAATCTTATAAACATATCATCTTGTGTTGTTGTATCACCTATGGTTGTTTCTGTTCCAAAAAATACTAAGTGACGATCCGGTGTAGATACCAACATATGTCTTGATGCTGTTGGCGCGCCAGTTATAATTGTAGCTCTTGTATCCGTTGCATTTGATAAACTAGAGTCCCATTGAAAAACAGCACTATCATGAATTAAACAAATAGCTTTGTCACCAAAATTATCTAATGACCACATTCCTGGTTCAAGGACCAAGTCTCCTGATGCGGCTTCACCCCATGCAACATAGTCTGATGAGTTTGTAACAGTGTCTCCACTGTTGTGAGCTGCTCTTGTTGTATTTCTAACATTTCTTGTAATACCTGTTAAATCATTTCCTGATACTCCTGTATAAGAAATTTCTTCAGTTCCAACTAAAATAAAATTTGTTCCTGAACTTGGAAAGTTAGTAGTGCTTGTTAATGTAATTGAAGTTCCTGATCCACCAGTACCATTAGCATCATTTAATAATGCACCATTTAATGTTGTTGTAATAGCCGATGTATCTTCTCCACCCCAAGACCCTAATCCATAACCAAAACCTTGTGCTTGAACAGCTGGACCTACAGTATAATATTTTTGAATTCTTATTCCTCCTGATGTTGTGGCACCAGATCCACTTTCATTAGATGGCATTGTAATTGTTAGTGTTGTATTAGTTGGTGTGGTTACAACCATGAATTTTTTATCATCAAAATCAGAAGCACCAAAATTAGAATTAGTAATAGCTGAAAAATTATCCGCTAAAAAAATATCTCCAGGAGTCATGTTATGTGCACTGGAAAAAGTTATAGTTACAGTCGGTTGTCCGTTAGTTGTAGTAAATGCGTTTGTAAGAGTTGTTGTTGTTTGAATAGGATGTATATCATAGAATACACCCCCTGAATATGCATATAAAATTCTGTTTGTACCAATAATTGCATACTTTCTACCCAAACTATTAACAAAATGATGAAGCCCTCTACCAGCTCCTGTTAATTCGTTTTGCCCTGTTCCACCTAATTGATTCCAACCACCTATTTTTTCAGGAGTGCCATATCTAAATCTAACATTATCACAATCTACCCATTGACCCTCTGCGCCCGTGGGTGTGATTTGTTTATTAATACCTGGCTGAAATCCTATTTTTTGTAACATAACCTTTGTATAACAGACTATTTATGTGCTGTAAATATTGTCTATTTCTCTATATAGTTAATATTAATCAAAATACGCCTATCTTGATCAGTTTGACTGACTGCTCTATGTTTTAAAGAGGCATCAAATATAACTATTTTATTTTGCACAGACTCTACTTTTTCACCTTGTTCAAACTCGGTGTAACCATTATTTGTGTTAATATAGAATATAGCTGTTTTGTGATTGTATTTATTTTCTCCATCAGCATCATCTGTGTGATAACAAGACATGTAGGGCTCATGTTTTTTTACATATAAATTTGCTCTCGCAAACATTAAAGATTTAACATTATCTAATGAAAATAATAAAGGCTCCATGATGCTATCGTAATATCCAGATCTAGGTTGATTGTCTGCATAAAACAAATGAGAAAAATAAGGATCATCTTTTTTTTCTTTATTTTTAGTTTGAGAAATTTGATAGAACCATGCAAAATTAGAAGATGTAATTTCTTTAAATATTTTTTCAAAAACGTCCGGTAATAAAAAATTATCTATTGTTTTCATTGAGTTTCTGGTTCTGCTTTTACTGTGTAATTAGCTGCTATTGAAATACGTTCAACATCTGATTTAAAAGGATAAACTAAATGTCTAAGTGATGAAGGAAACATAAAAAAATCTCCCTCCTCAGGAAAAAATGATTTTTGATGTATACTATATTTTGAAGGCTCTCCTGATAAGAATTGTATACAACCTGGTCCTGATGCACTTCCAATATATGCTTTATTTTCTTTTTTTAATTCTTCAGGAATATCTAAAAACAATACACTAGAAAAATCACATCCAGTATGTATGTGTGGTGGATTAAACTCTCCTGCTTTCATATAATTAACCCAAGCAGCAGTTACAAGAATATCTGCACCTTTTTTAAAATTGTACCATTCTTTAGCTGCTTGATTAAAATCACTTAGATAAGGAACTATTATTTCTAAATAATCTCTTAACTCTATTGTATATTCATGTTCTATAATACCTGCTAAAGATTTTCTATGATCTAATTTTGGGTCCTTACGACAAATACTTCTAAGTTTTTTTAAATGACCTGGTAATACTTTTGTATGAAATAATAATGGACCCCAATAAAAAAACTGCCAACTCATATTTTTACAACCATTCTTTTACGTATTAGTTCTCCATTTAAATTTCCTTTATTATCTTTTCTAAACCAATCAGGTAAACCTAAATGAAATCTACCATCATATTTATCATGTTCTGTAAAAGTTCCTTTTTCATTATAATGTAAAAAAACTTGAACACAGTCTTCTCCTTCAAAAGGTTTTCTCCAATGTTCTAAATCACATCCACGATAAACTAACATGTCGCCTGGATTTAAATTAACTTCTATTCCTTTACTATTTGCTCCACCAGTTGGGTCTAAATAAATAGGATAAGGTTTATCAAAACCTAAAGCCATGGTTGTTGATATAGCACAACTAGGTCTATCTTTATGTCTTTCAAGTTCATCTCCTTTTCTATAAATACGAGTGTATGAATACATGGGTGCTAAATCTAAACCAGTATGTTTTTTCATAATTGGATGCATCCAAGCTAATAATGTTTCCATAGCAACATCTGAGTAATGAGAATATGTGCCTGGCACTTGATCATCATCCCACCGTCCCCATTCAGTAGTAGTATTATCTGCAACTCCATATTTAAACATTGTGTATGATACCTCTCTTTTTAACAAAAGATAATCAGTAAGAAATCTTGCAATTACTTCAGGAATAGCTTCTTTTATAATTATATATCTGTCTTTTTTAAAGTTCATGTTTTGTATAAAGGTATATAGTTATGTAAAAATTTATGAGTAAACTCATGATATCTTCTTAACACACCAACAGGTATAATATCAAATGCTATGGTTACTCTATGTTTTTCATTTAACCATGGTGAGCTTCTATGTTTGTCTCCATCTGATTTTCCAAAAACACATAAACCATCTTTACTTGTAATTCTTAATATATCCTTTTGATCAGGTAGTTTGTAATCTGTATACGAATCATGTTCACCTTCTGTATGAACACAATAAAAACCGTGGTATGTTTTAAACTCTCCTTCCCAATGATTATGCCAACCTATATTTTTTTCTTTTGCATATAAATTAACCCAACATCTTACATAATATTGTTCTTTTGGATCTATAATTTTATTAATACTAAATGAAAGAGTAGTATATAATTTTTGTAATTGTTGGCATGGAAAACTAAACAAATTATATTCTGTGTGATAATAAGCAGAAATACTACCATACTTGTTATCTCCAACAGCAGGAAATTTTTCTTTCAATTCTTTCTCTACTTCATAACAAGTTAATAGTAATCTTTTGTTATTTATGCCTGGATATTTAAACAACCATAAATAATCTTTTACAACGTTTTCTACTTCATAATTAGAATAATTATACTCCATACTCTAACCACCCTGTAATAATATATTTATCTTCTGTTAAAGGAGAATTACCTCTATGTGTATGAGTAAACCCGCTAGGCCAAATTAAACAAGTTCCTTGAGTTGGTTTATATCTTTTCTTAACATATAAAAACTCAGTTTCTCCACCTTCTTCTATATCATTTAAATAAACCGTAAAAACTAAAAGTCTATCTCTCGTAACTTTTGATTCATGTTCCGTGTGCCATACATGATAGCCTTCTCCTGGAGAAGTTTTTTGTAATTTAAAATCATAAATTGCATGTTTCTCTACCCTGTTTAATATAGAAAATTTAGATGCGTATTGATCATAAAGAGGAAAAAATATGTCACTAAACTCTTTCATAAAATAAAAAGGTAAATTTATAGATTCTAGATTATCAAACACAGATCCTGGTATGCTAACACTTTCATCAGTTATTTCGGTTTTATTTCTTCTAAAAGTTAAACCTGATTTTTTGTAAGTTTCAAACACTTTTATATATTTTTCACAAAACTCTTTTGAAAAAGAGTTTTCAAATATTCCTATAAAATTTTCTTCTTTCATTATACAAATGGCTTTCCGCAAGACCATATCACCAAACTATATCTATGTCCTTTAGTGATTGGTTTTACTCTATGATATAAGTGACTTGGAAATACAATTAATGTACCTGCTTTTTTAACTTCTTTACAATCTATTATTCTGTCAGATTCTTTTAAAGTAGGATTTGTACTATAAAATTCTAAACCACCTCCTTCGTACTCTGAAGCGTCATTTAAAGAAAGAATAGCAGATAGCTTTCTTATTTTACCGTGTTTATGTTTGTTTTCAGGAACATCATAAGGGTCATCCCAACAATCTATGTGCCAATTATAAAATTGATTTAGATTATATTCGGTAAATTGCATTGGCTCTGTATAGTCAATTTGAAAATTCCATTTAGTATTAATATTCGCTTTTGCCATCAAAGGTAATACTACATCATACACCCAGCTATCACTGAAAAAACTTACGTTTGAATTTCTAGTTTCTTTTTGTAATTCTTTTTCTTTTTTAGTTAAAGTCTCTTTGCCACTAAAATCACCAGTTCTACCTAAAAAAGTTTTTTTGCTTTTTCCATGTTCAATTACTTTTTTACAAAATTCAGAGGTAATTTGTGTATCAAAAAACCAATAAAAAAATTTTAAATTCATAACTTTCTATTAAAAAATTATTGGTACTATAAACGATTTTATAAAAATAGCAATATGTTAGCTAGACCAGTTTCCTGCTTTTATGTATGCATAGACATTTCCTAATTTCCAAACACCTGAAGTGTTTTGCAATACATTAAGTTCTTTAACTAATAATATACCAGATCCACCTGCACCTCTGCCTACGGGTGCTCCTCCAGGAGAACCGCCTGCTGCGTCTCCTTTTCCACCACCACCGGTGTTAGCTATGCCGTCTCCGTAAGATAAATTTGCTCCTCCGGCTCCTCCTGCTGGTGACCCAACGCTTCCTGCTGGCGGTCCACCTTGTGGCGGAAATCCACCACCAGATCCTCCTCCAGAATAAGATCCAGATTGTCCAAAATCACTAGGAAATGCAGGTATAGCTTTTCCTGCTCCTCCAGTCGTGCCTGAGCCTCCGCCGCCGGCTCCACCACCGCCACCACCGAGTCCAGTAGAGTCAGGAGTTGTTCCGCCTGCGCCAGCAGTACCAAAACCATATGTTCCAGAATCTCCAGGTTGATTTGGTTGAATACCTGGACCAGGAGGTCCACCGTTTCTTCTTCCACCACCGCCTGATCCACCCGGTGCTCCTTGGTGAGATCCTGTGTTAAAATAACTTCCACCGCCACCACCGCCTTTTGCGACTAGTGCAGTTCCAAAAGATGAATCTATTCCGTTACCACCTTGATCAGTGCCTGGTGCTGTAACAGGGTGGGGAGTAGATGGTCCGCCACCACCACCAATAGTGATTGTAGTAGCTGTTGCAGGTAAAGGATAAGATGAAGGTGTTAAAATAAGACCTCCGCCTCCTCCGCCTCCACCGATTTGTGATCCGCCTTCTCCTCCACCAGCTACAACTAAAACTGTTCCAGTTGTTGCTGATCTATTAAATGTTCCTGATCCTGTAAAATCTGATATTAAAGTTCCTGCAAAAGGAGTTCTATCAACTCCTATAAATCCACCGTTAGACATTATGCTTCCTCCCAAGTATTATTTTCTGTGTTCCAAATGTAATCTTGATCTTCACTTTTTCCATTCCATCTCTGATTAGCTTCATCCCAAGCAGATGCCACATAAATATTTCCATGTATAGAATTAGGTCTTTCAATAGGAGGGTCGTATTGACATGTATCTTCATTAAAAATCCATGAATCAAAATGTTTTACCCCTTCAAATCTATCTTCGGCAGCATTATATGTGCATCCTATACCTGGGTATATTCCTCTATTATTCTTATTATAAGAACATTGTTTCCAATATGTTGTTGAAGGATAACTTCCTCCATAAAGTTCTTTTATGCTTTCGCTTTGAGCATCAGGTGCAGACATTAAATTAGTAACCCAATCTTCAGCACCTTGAGAATAATCACCACCATTAGCATCGACATCTTTATTTCTAATAACGATTACTCTTAAAACTTCGTGTGTGTCTGTTCTAACTTCAGCAAAGTGAGCCATACTCTACGACCCTCCTTAACTTAATTCCTCGTAGTTGATAGTGATAGTTGCATCTGAGTTTGCACTTGCTCCGGCTTCAATGTTATCGCCTTCTTCAAGATACAATGCAGTGTTTTTATCAATAACAACTAGGGTTGCGTCTGCTGGTACAGAAACAGTGCTTGCGATCATTATAGGTGATCCACCAGATTTTGTAATTGCAACAGAAACATCTACTGCAGATGATCCATCAATGTTTGCAATTATTATACTATTAACTTTAAAAACTTTTCCAGAAGAACCTGAGTTAAGTAAAATTTGTGTTGTTAATGTAGTATCTAAAGCTGCTTGAACAGATTTAGCTGTTATCGTTGCTACGTTTACTAGATTTGGTGCTGCCATATTTTATTCTCCTTTTATCTTTTAACCGAAAATTAATGCCATTGCAATAGCTTTTCCTGTGTTTATTGGTGTAGAATCGAACGTTAATTGACCAACTGCCGTCGTTCCTGAACCTGTTATACTATCTACTTTTAAAAATGTTCCTGCTGCTATATTTGCAGTAGGAAATTTAATTTCATACGATTGAGAGCTTGAATGAGGGGGTGATGTAAGCTTTATACCGTGACTGTTATTTTCACAGTTAAGCTGAATTGAACCTGGATTTGTTGCACCCATTGCTTCAATAAGACCAGTTCCTTTTGGTCTTAAACGTAAGTTAAGATTTGAATCATCTCCAACTGCACCAATTTGTGCACCAGCTCCTGTTGCAGCATTTGTAATATCAATATGGTTTACTGCAGATCCAGTTGTTTCAAAAATTAGTTGTTCAGCTCCATTTTCATCTCTGATACCATGAGCATCATCGAAGTCTATCATAAAAGAATTAGTATCTAAGTTACCACCTAATTGTGGTGATGTATCATCTACAACATCTCCACCAAACTCAACCATAGTAATATTTGGATTTGTGCCATCATCAGCTTTTGCATATGCAATTACAGTTTTACCGTTTGGTACTGCAGCCGAAGTTCCTGTTCCTGTAGCATATTTAAATGTTACAACTTGAGAACCTGATGTTGCATTTTTTAAAACGTAAAAATTTTGTACATCAAGAGGAATGGTTACGTTTCTTCCTGCTGTTAATGATCCTGTAAATTCTATAACTCTATGTGAAAGTGTTGCACCTGTTGATCCATCTGAAACTGATAATGTTGTATCTCCTGAATCGGAAACAGCTTGAGTTGTATAACCACCAGTTATTTGTTCAATAATCTGTAAATTAGTATTAGTTTTTGTTCCCCATGTACCAGCGTTTTCACCGGTTGCTTGTAATTCTACCCCTAAAGGTGTGTATGTAGATGCCATAAATTTTTTCTCCTATGCAGCGTCACTATAACTTGTATTTGATCCAGTTGCAACATCCGAATATGTATCATTCGAACCTGTTGAAACATTACTATAAGATGTATTTGATCCAGTGTCAACATCACCGTAAGCAAATATATTTACTGATCCTATATTAAATGTTGCAGATTGTCCTGTTAATCCAACCTGAATATCAGCTATAGTTACTGAGCCAATACTAGCACTAAATGACTGACCTGTTAATCCTAAAGTCATATCATTAGGGTCCATAGCACCAACACTGCTTGTTAGGGCTAGACCACTAGGTTGAATTAAAGCGCCACCTAAACCTATGATAGATCCTTGACTAAATGTTGCTTCAAGGCCAGAAAGCACCGCAGCATTATTTGGTGCGATAGCTGTTCCTAAAGAAGATGTTAAAGAGAATCCTGTTACGTCAACTTGGTTATCAGAAGAACCTGTTGCAGTTCCTTGACTTAGAGTCATGGACAGTCCAGATATAAGAGCTGTTGCGTTTGGTACAGTTACAGTGCCTTGACTAAATGTTGCTTCAACACCAGTTAAACCTAGTGTCATGTCATTAACTGTAATTGTGCCTAAAGAAAAAGTTGCTGCTATTCCTGTTAAAGAAACATTTGCATCTGCCTCAACTGTTAATGATCCAATACTAGATGTAGTAGAAATTCCTGATGGTTGTACAACTGCTGAGCCTTCAATTGTTGCTGATCCAACTGATGAAGAAAAAGAAACACCGTCTACTGATACGTCTGAACCAAGACCTGTGGTTAAAACAAACTCACCCCATGCACCTTGATCGTATGCATTATTACCCCAACCTTGTGGACCCAAAATTGTTTCAATTTCAAGACCTGTTAAAGTTATCTCTACATCATTAAGATCACTCCACTTACCATCATTCCAAGATTGTGCACCCCAACCTACATTAACAACTGTAGAGCCACCCCATTGAGATTGATCCCAGGTTAACCGGCCCCATCCTGAAGTAACCGACATGGTCGGCCTCCTATGCTAATCTGATTATTGCTGCTGTAGCGTCGTTTGTAGGAAACTCAATTTTAAAAGTTCCATTACTAGCTGTCTTGTCACCACCAAAAGCTATGATAGCAACTGCATCAGTTGTTCCTGATCCACCAGCTGTTGTAGTATTATATATCATTGCACCATTTGCTGTGAAAGAAGCTGAAGTATATGTTACATCACCAAAATCTGTAAAAGCAGTAGTTCCTGTTAAACCAACTCCTGTTCTTGTAAGAGTTGCACCGCCTGCAGTGTATGCAGTTCCTGATGTATTTGTAATTTCATTTGACGTTGAATAATCTGTTGTAGCTGCACCTAAAGATGCAGAGCTAGTAAATAAAGCTAATTTAAAAGTGTGTCCACCTGATGAAGCAAAGTTATGCTTACCTTGTAAAAGTTCTTGTTTAAAACTTGAACATATTGCCGATGTTATTGCCATAATCTATTCTCCTACGGGTTTGCTGAGTTTACTGGTATACGAACAGCGCCATCAGTATAGTCATCTCTTCGTCTTCTACCAACTTGTTCGTTAGCAAACTTCTGTACTTCGGTTTTATACTTATTTTCATATAGTGTCAACATATCTATCGGACCTTTTAAAAAGGCATATGCCTCTGATAGACAACAATACAATAGTCCGTTTGGAAAGTTAAGACTAATATAATTAGTATCATTATTCTCTAATAATGCAGGCATTGCATTAAAATGTATTCTAAATCTATATGTTGTATTTGGTGTTGGAGCAAAAAATATTCTTCCTGATGTAGTATCAGATTCCCCTGTAGCACCACCATACATAGCGTAATATTTAGGCTGACCTTGTGCCGCTGCAGTGCCAGTAATGTCTTGATACTCTTGAAGATATGTCACGTCTTTCTTCTCTAGCCATCTGTTAGCTCCCGTAATAGCTGATCCATTTGTATCGTAAACCTGTATACCTCTAACAAATACACATCCTGCTGGAGCATTAATTGTTTCTTGTCCAGCAACAAGATTACCTAATTGTTGTTTTCTATCAGCATCAATTGGTACATCTCTAAAAATTCTATATTGTGCATTTAAAATAATATTCTCTAAAACAGCATCTGTTAAAACATTTGAATCTGTTTCAGTATAACTTTTTATTTGAGTTTTTAATCCTGATGCACTTAATCCAGCCATTATGCTACTACCTCTCTACATGCTAAACAATTTTTTCTAAATCTATTGTGTTTTGAACAATGTTCTTTTTTAACAGCTTCTTCATTTTGATACACAGGAACATCTGGTTCTTTTAAATGCAACATTACTTCATGAGGATCCATTTCCTCTTTTGGTGTAAACCAACCTTTAATAGTATTAATTATATATCTTATCATTTTATAATATTCCTCTTAACATTGGACTAACATAAATGTTTTCTCCACCACCTGTTATATTACCAACTGCGTTATAAGGCAAGGTAACAGTAAAGCCTGTATTAACTACTTTTGTAGCTGGCATTGCTCCAGTTTGTTCAGTTCTTGTGGTTACAGATTGTATTTCTAAACCTGGAAAAACATTAGCAATAGCATGTGCAGTTGCCGTTGTGCTTTCAAATGTCTCTCCTCTAAAAGGAGCATTAGTGCCTCTTGTTAAACCCGTTAGAGTTTGTGCTCCAGATGTGCCTGTGTATTTTATAACTTCTCTTTGAATTACAGGAACATAGTCAGGATTTGTTGAACTAGGTGAAGTTGCACTTTGTATAAAATAAAAACCTGTTCCAGGAAAATTTGTATTAGAATCAAACGTAGCAGTTGTTGCTGAATCTGTTATGGCATCTGCTATTGCAAATATTGGAAAAAGATTACTTCCTAAATTAAAACTTTGTGTAGGATCATTACTAGCTGGGTTATAAAATAAAACAAAATCTCCAACCTCTAAAGTATGATTAAGTAAACTTACAGTTAAAGTTGGACTACCATTTGTAATTGTAAAAGGGTTATTTGGTAGAAGCACCGGAGTTGGTAATTCAGTTCTAGCTGATCTAACATGTCTTAATGCAACACCATCAGCAGACATTGGTTTTGGTTCTAATTGTGGTTGTTTTGGCTCAAACTCAGATACATGAACAAAAGATCCATTCCATTCTCTAACCATTTCTCTATATGGAAACTCCATACCAGATCGATCAGAAATTGCTTTTGCATGTTTTCCTGTTGCGTATTTTGCCATTATACTCCTGGGTAATAAGCTTTAGGTGTTATGTGTGTGCTAGACGCAGATCCATCTTCTGCTAAAGCTCTAGCTAATTCATCTTCATAATACAGTTTCATAGCTTGAACTACCTGTGGTTGATATTTTTGTGCTAAATAAAATGCTAATCCAGCTATCATACAAGGCACAAATCTAAATGGTACATCTGTTGCATTTGTATAATCACCTACATCTTGAATTCTTTTTATGTAATAAAAATGCATATCTTTAGAAGCGTTTGTTGCATCTGGTGTTGGATAAACATGCACTCTAACTTTATCAATAAATCTTTCTACCCAATATTGATTAGGTGTTCCTTTTGAAAGTTTGTTTGAGAAACCAGCATAAGTTGATCTATCTACTTTTGACATTGGACTATCTGATTGAGTTGTTTGAGTTCTATTAGATCTTAATTGTGCTTCAAGGACATCGGATATTCCATATATACCATTTGGATTTGATACAGCACTTGTACCATCATCGCTTGATCTAAAAAAATCATATTCTGCTTGACCTTCAATTAAATCAACATCAAGTTCATCTATTTCCCAATAGTGAATACCTCTATTACCCCATTCTTGAAATAAAATATTAAGAGATCTTCTTGCAGATTTTAATTGATAACCTGCTACAGAATTTAATCCAATACGTTCAAATGCGTCTTCTACTATTTCATCAATAGCAAAAGTTTTATCAAACGTTGCTGTTCCTGAGGTAGTGTTAGCCATTTAACCTCCTAGCCGTCAAAGAATACTGTTAAACCTGTGATTACTCCAACATTTACTTTTATGAAAGCCCCTGAATCAAAAACCATTCCATCATCTGGAATGTATGGATCTAAGTCTCCTGCATCTACAGGGAGACCTAAAATTTCTGACCCATCAATGCTTGAATTATTAAGAAATATAGTTCCTGCACCAGCGTTTACTGCATGCATTCCTCTAACTCTAGTTCTTCCAGCAAATAATGTTCCACCTTGATCAGCTGCAACGCCTGAAGAAGTATTAGTTCCTACTGCTCCTGAAGCTGCAATTTGAGTAACTGTATTGTAATATTTTGTTGATGTTACTGTGCTATTATTAGGACCTGTTAGATCTTCAGTTTGTGAAGCACCTGTTGGATCAGTTCCAGTAATTGTAAAAGTAACAGCAGAAATATTACCAGTTGAAACCAAAGTAATTTTTTGACCCAGGTTAGTGCCACCAAAAGTTGCGGCTGTACCTGCAAGAGTCATATTACCGGCTCCTCCTAAAGTTTGAGCTGCAGCAATCGTAGTCGCAGCGGCTGCTGTGCCATCAGTAAATCTTTTTGCTTTTATGTCTGTTGCCATTTGTTCTCCTTAAAATTTGTGTGGGGCCGGAGCCCCACACTAATTATTTATTACGCTGCAAATGCAAATGCACCAGTAGTTTGAGTTGTTTCTCTCGCTAATGATGATGCAATATGCCAAGTGCCTGTTTCATAACAAATGAAAGCAATTTGTCCACCAACAGTTAACAAGTTTGTTGTTGCGTTAGCTGCTGTAAAAACTAATTGAGTTTCACCTGCTGTAGAAATATCAACATCTGCTTCTCCGCCTGATCTTGATTCAATAACTGAACCAGTAGCCCAAACGTCAGTTCCAGCTGCATCAAAAGTTAAAGTGTTAGTTCCACCAGTTGTGTCAACTGCTTGCATGTAAACACATACTGTTCCTGCTGTTGCTGCAGGTAATGTACAACTTGCTGCGGCTGCACCTGTGTAGTTTACAATTGTTATAGTGTCAGCTGCAAATGCAAAACCAGCACCTGTTGCTACATCTGCTTTTGCTAAACCAGTTAAGTCAGGCATACCTGAACTCATTCTAGTTGTAACTGCACCTGTTGTTGTATTTTTAGTCGCGACTTGAAAGCCAGCTTCTGATCTTACCGGTCCCGAAAATGTAGTATTTGCCATAATTATATCCTCCTAGTTTCCGAACATAGTCTCTAGGCCGTCGACTATACGCGTCTATGTTCTAATTAATTTGTATAGTGATAAAACTATATACTAGTTTTTAATAGAGTGCAAGAGAGCCTACGGTATTTATGCATTTCAGCAATGTAGCTTTTGATTAAGTAGCTACAGAAACTTGTGGAGCTGCTCCTTCAACAGTATTCTGTCTATGGGCAATAGCTGCTTCTTCCAGCTTGATCTTTGTGATGACTTTTTTAACTTTGTCATCGATTCGGACCATTTCAAGAGTATACTTACCATTAGTAAGATGCTCCTGTTCCCACTTCAACTCCAAGGACCTTTTTTGTTTGTATAGGTCTTGTATCATTGATAACCTCCTCATAGGTTATTCGGTTAATCTTGTCATCATAACTAATTCCAAGATCTTCCCATTTTATACATTTTTCTCCAAGTTTGTCAAGGATTGCATTTTCTAGGGATTTTGCGTTATCTTCAGATAACACTTCAAATTTTGCATGATGATTATAAGCCCAAATGTTTACTATAAATTTTTTCATAATTAGTTAGATACCGTAGTATAATTTAAGTTGAAAGCAATAGCATATTTACCCTCTTTAACACTATTTCTTTTAGTATAATGTTTTAAAAAAGAAGAGAAAAGAACTAATTTGCCACAATCAGGAATAACTTCTTGATTTATTTCTGGCAAATATAATTTTTGAGGATGTTTATTTAAATAAATAATTCCTGATAAAAAAGAAGGTAAATGATCATGTATTCTTGTGTAGTCTCCTTGGTCCTCTTTTACACCCCATGATGCATCAAGATAATATGCATGTATATTTTTGATACTATCTAAGTAATTAAAAACGTCATACAATACATATTTAAATTTTTCGTCTTTATTAAATAAATTCCAAACGCTTTGTTTACCAATAACATTAGTTTTATAATTTAAATTATTTTCAGAAGAGATATTTAAATTTATTTTATCAATAAAATATTTGTAATCTAAATTAAATTTTCCTGTTACAAACAAATAATCTCTTTCTATTTTAGATATAATTTCTTTCTCTATTTCCATCTTTCACCATTAATATTTTAAATGGGGCGGTTTTAAGGCCGCCCCATAAAATTTAGTTATTACGCACCTTCAACGCCGAAGATACCTCTAGGGTCTGATACTCCAAATGAGTATCTTTCTCTAGCTTTGTATCTAACGTTTCCAGTATCGAAATCACCTTCCATTGCAGTTGTCAATGGAGCTCTTGTGAACATTTTCATGCCGTTTGGCACGTCTGTAATGATGTAGAACGCATCAGTGTCAGTTAGGTAATTGTTCACTCTGTATCCTTGAGGAATCATACCCATTGACGCGATTGCGTTGATATCATTATCAGCTGTTCCAGTTCTACCTTGAGACTTCATAAGTCTCTCAGCTGTAAACTGAAGCTCAGAAGGAATAATCATTTTTACTCCTCTTGCTGCAACTCTAAGACCTCTTTCGTCAGTCATTT